AATGTTCCCGTTCCATCTGTAAGATTACTATGCCGAACAACTACGTTTCCACCATGCGTAACATCAATATCTGTAGCTTTATCAAAACGTAATCTTATGAACTGATCTGAAACTGGTTCGACTAATAATCCTGTAACGTCTTGTGGTAATGCTGTCTTACCAACAGCTTCAAAAGTTAAATTAGTAGAAGTTGCTGATAGTTGATCTAAAACATTATATGAGAACACTTGGATCGTATAAGTTCCTTTTCTACTGTTCATTATTTCAAAATCAGGTCTTGAAACCTTTTCACTTATAAAGTTTTCATC